GCCTGAAGTTGCACCTGTTATTTCTAATCCATTATAATCTGATAATGTTGCGTTTGATTTTGCTGAAAGTTTTACTGAATGGTAATTTAAGTCATACCCTATTTCTCCAGGTATAACCATAGCACCTTTTTCAAATAGATGGTCTGATACTCTCTCTACTTGATTTTGTATTTGAGTTTGTGCTTGTGTTAATTCTCTCGCCTGTACAGCAAATGCTGGTCTGAATAAAACTCTATGAAATTTTTTACTTTCATTAAAGTCATCATAATAGGGCGATAAATTAAAATCTGTTGGACTTGGCATTTATCTCTCCTAAAATTCTATAATCAGTTTGATATTCTCGGTCTGATCCGCAGCTCTTGTTATTGGTGCTCTATTTTCTACATAAACTATTTCACCAGAACCGTGGTCAATTTCTGAACTAGAATATCCACTTACAAATGTTTGGCTATTAACTGTACCTGTTGTTGTATCAGGTGTTAAAGTCGCTGATGTATCTGCACCTGTGATAATATTTGTACCACTAAACGCTGTTTGATTACCGTTGCTATCTACTCCCTCATCATTGTGTCTTGTTTGAATATAATATAATATTTTATTTGATGGATCCCATTCTACAACTTTTCCAACTGCACCTGTGCTTGCTTGTGTAATTTTTTCATCAACAGAAAATGTTCCTGTATTTCCAGAACCAACAGCTGCCATTGTTGCTCTTAATGTATTAGCAGAAGCTGCTGTTCCACTTGCTTTAGGGTCTCTTATTAAACTTACTTGTCTAAAATCGTTTGCAACAGTTACGTCACCTGAATTTGCTGATTCAGTACCTTCTAAACTTGTATTTAACATAACAAAGAAACCACCTAACTCTTGTACTGAATTAAATCCGTGTCCACCTTTTGGTTCAATTATTACATCTAATTCTGTACTAATTAATGAACCACCACCAGCAGAATTTATATCTGCAAGTTTAATATACCCAAAAGTATATCCTGATCCTGGAGTAGTTACGGTTACACCTGTAACTGCACCTGAAGTTATAGTTACTGAACATATACCACCTGAACCATCTCCTCGTATTGAAACACCTGCGTGTGTTCCGTCTGTACCAGCTGAACCTGCTGTTTTAATTTTTACTATGTTAATTGCACCATCTACAGCAGCCGAACTTACTGTTGAGTTTGTACCAACTGCCATAAAATCTACAGATAAGAAATCTGCTTGTTGAGAAGCAGTTAAAGTGTACATATATTTCCACTTATATCCGTCAGCAGTTGTTAATAATGTTGTTGATGTTCCTGTAGGTTCTACAGTTGAAGCTGCACCGTTATTATTATCTAAACATTTATATACGTTTCTTGCTGTAGTTAAAACATAGAAAGTTGCGTCATATAAAGTAGCGGCACCACTAGTTGAAGTTTGTGCTGTTGTTCCACCTGTTACATATTCTCCATAGTCGTGTCTGTAATAATCATATACAGTAGCAGTCGTCCAATTTCTTCTAGGAATTACAAATCCAGCATTTGTACTTGCAATTTTTTTACAAGCGAGCATACTATCATATATAAAATTTTGTGTGTTTTCATTGTCTGCAGGAATAACAGGTAATGCGTCTGTACCCTCGTTATTTGTTCTACCATCTCCTCTTGTTGAAGTAGTAAAACCTTGAGGTCTTCCTATTCCTAAATAAAAAGTATTTCCTGCTGCTTCAGAAAATGCTTCTTGGAATTGCTCCGAGTTATGAATTCTAAATTTATTTGTTATAATTGCTGGCATTAATTATCCTCTTTCATATATTTATACAAGTTATTCTACGCTTCTATTTCTATAATTCTAATTGTACTTAAAACTGTTCCACCAAACTTTCTTGAACCTGCTTGACCATTAAATGTAAATGTTCCTGCATTTTGTATATTACCACATCTTATCTTATATGTTCTAGCAGTAGTATTGCCTGATGTTTCTGAATAAAACACTTGCATATTACCCATACTGGTTGCGTCTTTTATAAAATTAGATGTAAATGATAATGCGTCTGCGTCTGAATCTTTAAATAATCCTGCACCGCCTCTAGTACCTGCTGATTGTGAATAGAATATATGTGCTTCAATCATTAATGTACTTGTAGCAGATTTAGGAGTTATTGCTAAAGTCATATACTCATCTCCTTCAGTATTTTGAGGAATTGTGTCATCTTCTGGAAATATTGTTGTTCCTGAATTAACAGCACCTGTTTGAGTATTAACTTGTTGTAAAAGTTTTCCTGATCCTTTTGTATTAACTTCTATTGTACCTGCCATACTTGAATGAGCAGTACATACGTAATATATAGGTCCAGATTGGTTTATTGGTACATCAAAGTATAATACACCACTTGTTTTACCTTGAGCATTTAATCCTGTTGTAACTGTTCCATCTGTAGCAACGTGTGTTAATCCTGTTTCAATTCTATTTGCTGAATTGTAAGCACCACTTGAAGTTTGTATAGCAAAAGGATGTGATCCTGCTAAAGCAGATAAATCAAAAGCAAAAGTTGTACCTTGTTTTATATAAAGTGTTGGATTATCAGTTGTTCCATAGTGTGAAGTAAATCTATATGAAGTTGAACTATTATAAGTTACTGCAAATCTTGCTGAAGCGTCTTCGTATCTACCAATTGTTCCACCAAGTGAACCTGCTTCAAATCTTGTTGTTGAAGCATTCCAAACAAGTCCTTGTCCATCTGAAATTCCTGTTACATTAACATTTGAGTGTCTTTCAACAGGATCATTTTCTGTTAATAAGTTTATCCAACCTGACGCTGAAGCGATATAAGGTTTAAGTGTTGCTTCATCTAAAGCAGGTGAACCTGAATAAGTTGCAGCTGTAGGAAAACTAGCAAGGTTAGGATGATTAAATCTTATTGCTGATCCTTGTCCGTTAATTGTTATGTAAGCAGAACCAGTTATTGATAATCCACTTACTGTTGTTGCACTTGTTCCTAATTCAACTGCTGTATAACCGAGAGTAACTGAATTGTTTGCTAATTGTGTATTTACAATTCCAGCATTAGCGTCTATTTCTGTAGTTGTAATTCCTGAAGCTTTAATTTCAATTAAATCTCCACTTAAAGTTGTTTGTATACCAGTACCACCAGAAAATTTTAAAGTATCTCCTTGTACTATAGTATTAGTTGATGATGTATCATCAGCAAAAGTAAATAACGTACCTGTAATTGAGTTTGATCCAGTATCTATTGTTTTATTAGAAAGAATTTGAGATCCAGTTATAGTTGCAACATCACCCGTTGGTGTGTTGATAACTGGACTAGTTAATGTTTTATTTGTAAGGATTTGTGTTCCGTCTTTAGTTGCAACATCACCTGTTGGTGTGTTAATAACTGGACTTGTTAATGTCTTGTTTGTAAGGGTTTCTGTTCCAGCAATTGAAACTAAATTAGCGTCTGAAACTGCTGTATTAAAATCTGATAATGTTCCTGAAATTATATTAGTACCTAAAGCAATGTTTTTATTTGTTAGTGTATCTGTTGATGTTTCTGTAAGAACTGTACCGTCTATTGCTATTTGAACTTCATTACTACCAACGGTTGTTGTAATACCATTTGCACCAATAAACTGTATTTTTTGACCAAGATTTACTTGATCCGTTGTAGAACTAGTATCTTCAATAGTAATAAATCCTTGTAGATTACTACCATCTCCTAAATTAGTATATATTTCATCAAAATTTTGATTTATGATACTACCACCACCACGCAGGTTAGTACCTGTTCCGTCATTGGCGACTGTTCCTAAAAATATTGATTGTTTAGCCATTTCTTCCTTTAAATTACTTTACTATTTATAATCTTTTTACGGTGTTGTATCATCAAATAATGGCATAGTATCAGACCAAGTAACAACTGTATTACTAAAGTCATTTTGGTTAAATGTAATTTCTGAAGGAAAAGCAGTCTTCATCTTAACACCCTTACCATTAGGGTCAGAAGACATTAAGAATATTCCACTTTGTCCGTCTAAACTAGTCCTTGTACCAAATACTTTTAATTCATTTAATGTTTTAAATGTATATCCTATATCATTTGCAAATATAGTAGTTGCGTATTTGTTAAGTGTTCCCCAACGAGGTCCTGCATATGCGTGACCTGATTTAACAAGTTGACCACTTATACTTGACCTTTTTCTACTTAAATAATCAAAGTCTATTCCAGCAGCTGTTAAAGTTACATCCCTTTGATTAGCTGCAAAATGTTCATTTGTTTGTGGGTCTTGGTCAATTAATCCTGATTCAAGAGCATTTGCTCTTAAAGATGTTCCATCACTATCTGTTCCTAATCTTCTACCAAATATCGTAGAGAATAAAGTATTAAGAATTGCAATTAATGGTATTTCAACTTCACTTCTACCAGAAACAGCACCAACCATAGGTAATGATCCTCTTGCGTCTACTCTATTTGTAATATCTACTTGACCTGTAAAATAAAAACCTGCTGTATGCATTGTCTTTTTAAATGCATCCCGCCATACTGCAATAGAACTAGCAACTTTCAATACATAAGAAAAATCTTGATAGTATTTACTATCTTGTACTTTCATTGTTATTTCAGAAAGTTTACCATCTTCATTAATAAATTGTCCATCTGTATCTGCAACTGAAACTACATTAACTGTTGCTGTTGTAGGATCAATTTTTGCAATGGTTCCTGAACCACCTGAATCTGCTGATAATGCTTGACCTTCTGTAAATGTTCCTGTAATATCTTTTAATCTTAATACATTTGTATTAGAGTTATAGGCAACAATTGTTCCTTGTCCACTAGATGTTGTACAAGATGATCCTATTGTAAAGTTTCCTGTTGCATTTGATAATATAGCACTATTATAAAATTCTAATACTGGAGGAGTAGGAGCGTCTTGATAATTTTTTCCTAATTCAACTGTTTTTAATTTAGTAATTCTTCCAATTTCGTTACCCCACGCATTTACGGTTCCAGTTGAACCTGTTGATGAGTTTATAGTTACAGTAGGTAAAGAAGTATATCCTGTACCACCATAAGTTAAAAATATTTTTTCAATTGTTCCATTGCCTGTATCTTTCTCTTGCATAATACTATTACCAAAATATTGGTCACCTGCATTAGTACCATCTTCTAAAACTATTTGGTCAGAATCTTCAGCTGCAATACCACCATTAATAACTCTTATAAATCCAGCGGCGTCTTTTCCACTTGTTCCACTATTATCAAATACTAATTCATCTCCAACTGAATAGTTTGCGCCTTTGTTTGTAATTACAATTTCTGTTAATGCGCCTGAACCAATTTCATCAATATTAAATATAGCACCAATACCACCTGCAACAACTTTAACTGTATCAGTTGTTTCATTTAATGTTCCGTCATTTGAAATTACTTTTGTTCCTGGAATTCCTGTTACAGTTGCTTTAATATAAAAATTGTCTTCATCTGAAGCAGTACCTACTATTTGTTCACCAATTTGAAATGTACCTTGCATAGAATCATTATTTAAAATAAATTCTGTAACTGTATCTGCACCTACTTGATACTTATTAACATTTTCAATAATTGCATAGGCATTACTAGTTGAACCTGATATTGTTCTTCCTACTAATTGTGCTGTATCACCACTATCACCAATTGCTCTTAAAACTTTTAATGTATCATACTTACCATCTGATACTCTTAATAATTGTTCTCTAGGATAAAATGTTTGTGATTCTTCATTAAATAATACTCTAAAAAATATTTCGTGACCTCTATTTGTTCCTTTAGAACGATAAAGAGATTTAATATTTTTTATAAGACTTCTTTTATTAACATTGTTTGCTAATTTATCTGGTAGTGTTGCAAGAAATTCATCTCTAAAATTTGATAAGAAATTACTAATTACTCCGTCTGGGTCTCTAAAGTTAACTAGGTCAGCAATATTATTTACAGGATTAGGTTTATAATTATCTATTGTTGCATATGCATTTGTGGTAGCACCTACAACTATTTCACCAGTTATAAATGAACTGTTTGCACTTATGAATAAACGTCCATTATCTAAATCTTCTGCTAATAAAACAGCAGTTGCATTAGAAGTTTGTCCTGTAACTGTTTCACCTCTTTCAAATTTTCCATATTCAGTACCAGAATAAGTTTCAAAAATAATTTTATCACCTGCGTCTAGTGATGTTCTTGCACTACCTAAAGCACTTGCGTTTAGTACTAAATTATTTGCTTGATTTGTTTCTGTTTCTAGTAAGATACCTTCTGTTGATTTAACAGAAGTTACTGATAACTCAGCGGACTCTAGTAATTGGTAATAGACTTTAAGAAATTCTGCAAACTTTGGATGTTCACTAACTATAAATTCAGGTAGTTGTCCCGAAAGTATTGTTGAAATCTTATCATTAAACTTTGCCATTATTCATTAGTAACTGGAAGTAGTTGTGTATCCTACACCTGCCTCAGCACTTCCTCCTACAAAACTATCAGCTGTAACTGTTATATTTGAATTTGCAATATCCATTTCAACAATTTGGTCTCTAACTGGAACAACATCATTAGAACTTGGTACTACAGTTAATCTTATTACTGTTGAAGCTACACCATCTATATTTGATATACTAGCAATGTTCATTGAATTAAGTGTTATTGCACCTGTTGAATAATTAATTGTACCTTGTGTTGAATTTAAATAATTTTTTACACCACTTGACATATAATATAATCTTACATTTCCTGCGCCATCATCATCAAAAAAGCATTCGTTAGCATTACCTTCTATTCTAAATCCTGATGAACTTAATATTCCACCTGAACTTGACATATGACCAGAATGTGGATTATATAATGCATTTCTAAAATATATATTATATTTTGCTGATGTACTCATTAATGGTTGGAAATCTTTTCTAATTTTAACAGTTGTAATGTTTGATAAAATACTATCATCAGCACTATCAATCAAACCTGTAACTTTTGAATATCTGAATACTGAATCAAACTTTTGTAAAGTAGAAGCATTATAAGTTGTTAACTTATCAATAATATCTGCTTTCAAAGTAGCAGCAGTTTTTGCTGTTGCCTTTGCGTCATACTTAACATTTGAAACAATTAATACAGAAGTTGTTTCTGGATCTTTTATAACTGGTCTTACTGAAGCAACGTTATATGGTTTTAATTGAGTTACAATATCTGCTTTTGATGTATCTGATAATACTGTTCCTGATTTTGCTTTAATTGAAATATTTACAACACCGTATTGTGGAGTTTCATCATCTTCACCACCCCACGCACTTACTGAATTTGCATTTGGATAAATTGATTTAACTAAAGTTTCATAATCAGTTGCTGTAACTGCTCTATCTTGAGCTGCATATTGTAAAGGTGCATTAAATTTTATTGATTGATTTGTTTCTGCAATTGCACCACCTTGAGAATTAGAATCAGTTGTTATAGTTACATTTGTAAATCCACCAATGTTTCCTGATAATGAAAATTTTGAAGCACCATTTGAACTTGAAGTATTAGTTACAATGTATTCTAATATAACAATATTACCGTCTTCTAATTTAGTACCTACAATACCATCGCCAAAATAAATTTCGTATTGACCATCTTGACCTTCTTGTATAAAATAAACTTTTGAATCACTTGATACACTATTATAACCACCTGCTAAAGAATAAACTGATTGTGTTGTATCTGTAGAACTATTTTGAACGGTAACTTTTAAAGTTGAAGTATCTGCAAAAGAACTAGGTATAACAAATTTTTGGTCTTTATCATTTACATCATTAGTATATTTAAATGTAACCAATGTTCCTTCATAAACAGTTACATCTTCAAATTTATAAATTCCATTTACTGGTGAAATTGTTGTATCTGCATTAGTTACATATTGATAATCTGTTTTATCAACTGTAGTTGTGAAAACTGTTCCCTTCTGCATAGTTACGGATGAACCTGTTGCGTTGTTAACAACAACATCAATAACTGCTCTTGGTGTTCTAGGAGATGTAGGAGTATATCCTAACATCTTTGCTAATGAAACAATATTTTTTCTAATATCAGCACTATCCAAATACATTTCATTAGTTGACATATTAGCAATGTATGACAAGTAATGGGTATTGTAAGATAATACATCTAATAAAATAGATAAACCAGCACCATCAAAATCATAATCTTGAAATTGTGTTTGACTTTGTAAGAAAGTTTTTAGATTAACTTTTATTTTATCAAAATCTAATTCTGATACTTCTAATTTATGTTGTGCCATTTTATCTTAACCTTTGTAAACTCATTGAAACTGTTTGTGGACTTGGTGTACCTATGATATTAAAATAAACATCTATACGTAATCTATTGCCGTCTATATCATTAGAAGCTAATCTACCAGCGTCCACTATTTCACTAGCCTCTCCATCTTCAAAATCATCTCCATTTATAACAATACCTGTTAAATCTATTCTAGGTTCGTGATTTTTTAAAACTTCTTCTATTTTTCTTTTGATATATACTGAAATTACTGGTGAGTAATTTTCAAACAATAATTCTCTTATACCACATCCTAATTCTGGATGGAAAGGTCTTTCATAAAAATTTGTTTGTATTAAGTTTTTAACAGACCTTTTTATTGCTATTGCGTCTTCAACCACATTAATATCATTAGTAACTGGATGTCTATCAAAGTTTAAATCTATATCTCTAAACTTCCTAGATTGCCTTTTACTAGAACTTTTAACTTCTGGAGTATAATCGCCTAAAAATGCTTGGTTGTTTTGTGCCATAACTGTAATATTTATAACAGTTATCCCGCTCTTACTGTAGGAGAACCCTCAATCATTTCTCCCATATCATAAGAATCTGTTACTCTTGCAACTAATTTTCCCATAACTCTAACATTCCTCTTGGATCCCATATTAACTTTACCCATATGTGGAATGCACGGTGGTATTAGTGATGGTATGGTATGTGGTCTTGTAGGATCACCTTTTCTAGCAACAGGTTTATTGTTTGCTCTAACTTTATTTTGTGTTGCTTGTACACCTATTACAGGATCACAACCGTGACCAGTTGCTCCTAAATCGTAATCTCTACAAAGTTTTGGCATTATGCAATTATCCAAATAACTACGATAACTACTATAGCCCAATTTGGTACTGAACTTTTAGTAAACCATTCTTTTACTTTTTTTGTGTCTATTGGTTCTATCATTTTACCTCTATTTTTCCTCCAGCTGTTTCTATATCTTTTTTAATCTTATCTGCTTCTTCTTTTTGTTGGTCTTCTGCAATTACAGAAGGAACGCCTTCAACAAAATTCTTTGCTTCAAGTAATCCCATATCTTTAAATGCTCTAACTGCCTTAATAACACCTATTTTCTTACCTGCGTCAAATCCTGTTAACGTAACTTTGAATAAAGAGTCTTCTTTTTCTTGTACAGGTGCAGGAGCACTTCCTTGTATAGCCGCTAAATCTATACCCCAAGTTTTCTCTAATTTTTTTGCTAATTCACCCGCTTCAACTACTGTTAATTTACCTAACTCTTCAACTAGTGTTTCTAATTTTGACATATT